TATCCTTGAATGAAGGCGTATTGAAAGGAGCAATCGACCAACGTGCCATGTATGCCGTGTGGCGTAGTTGGCAAGCTCAAAGCCAATCTTCAAATGCCGAATTTGTCAAAGCGGCAGAGAAGAAAATCAATACCGAATGGGCGCAAGTTTGTGACGTTCGGGGAGGAATGCACAATTTCCAGACCACTCTTTTTCTTTTATCATCCGCAATCGACCGTGACGGTGAAGCATTTATTCTTCTAACAAAAACGAAAGCTGATTACCCGCGTATTCAGCACTTGCCATGTCATCGAATCGCTAACCCTAGCGGAATCAGTGACGGTGAATTAAAAGATGGAAAATACAAAGGCTTGCAAATTGTTGATGGCGTTATTTACAGCGAAGCCACTCCTGTTGCCTACGCTTACAATGACAAGGACGGCAATTTGCTAGACTACCTTTCTGCCCGTGATGTGATTCACCTTTACGATCCATCATTTCAGGAACAGGGGCGCGGATTGCCAGCATTTACGCATGCGATCAACGACTTGCGCGATGCTTTGCAATCCCACGAATGGGAGCGACATGCGCAGTTGATGCTTTCGAGCATTGGACTCATTGAGACTAACGAAACAGGCATGCCTGACATAGATGACAACGCATCTATTCTGGACGGATGCGAGACGCGGCAAAACGGCATAGTTTCAGAGACTTACGCTGGCGGTCAAGTGCGGTATTTTGCAGCTAAGAGCGGCGGGAAACTTGAGACAATCAAAAACGATAGACCAGGCGACATGTGGGAATCGTTTCAAAATCGCATCTATCGAAAAGCGCTCGCTGGCATTAACTGGCCTTACTCCATGGTGTGGATGGCAACGGGACAAGGAACCGCAGAACGCGCCGACTTAGGGCGTGCGCAACGTGCTATCGAAGACCGCCAAGACGTTCTGGAATACGCCGCTAATCGCATGGTTGGTTATGCCGTTGCCAAGTTTCAAAAACGCGGTGACTTGCCACAGGATTCCGAGTGGTATCGCTGGGATTTCAGCAAGCCGCAAAAACTAACGATTGATGACGGGCGAGTATCGAAGGAACTTCTCGAAATGTGGCGTGCAGGATTCTACAACCCGCAAGACGTTTTTGGATTTCTTGGCAAAAACGAGGATAATCAAATCGCGGCACGTGTGGACTATCTCAAAAAACAAAAACGAGCAGTCGCCGCAGCCAACAAAGAAATGGAAGCGGAAGGCATCGTGATCGAGCAACGCGAAATGCAAATGCTGACACCTAACGACATGCAACAACAACCAACCAATCAAGATAATGCGCAACAACCTTAATTTACATCTTGCCGCAAAGAAACTTTTTGCATGCGACTTTACGCAGATTGTCAAATCGTGCGGCGCATCGCTTGACGATTTAGAGCGTGATGACTTTTTCCAATTACGCCCGAAAGCATACATCGACGAAAGCGGCATTGGTCATGTTTTCATTCAGGAACTACTTACGGATGACATCCCGCCAGCATTTGAAAAAGCAGGACTAGCAACGACTTATTCGACAATCAGAAAAGAAATTGAAGGTTTGCTAACAGCAGGGGCGCAAGCGTTGCAGTTCTCCATTAATAGCGGCGGCGGCAGCGTAAACGGAGCTATCGAGCTTTCGCGCTTTATCGCATCTCTAACTATTCCAACTGCATCCGTAGTAAAATCGTGCGCTTGCTCTGCCGCTTACATGCCAGCAAGTGCAACAGATCGAATCTACATCACAGAGACGGCGCAAATAGGTAATATTGGCACAATCTTGAAATGGACTGATTGGACGGCATTTGACCAGCGGAACGGATTGCAAGACAAAGTAATTGTGAACGATGGCGCAACTCTGAAATCTACTTTCCATCTTGAACCGAACGCCGAGCAATTAGCATTTTTGCAGGAGACGGCAAATCAACACGGCGAGACTTTCAAGCAATTCATAAGCGAGCAACGCCCACAGATTGACGCTGAAGTTTTCAAAGCTGGATGGTATAGCGGTCAACGCGCAATCGACCTAGGGCTAGCCGACGAAATTTTTTGACACGAAAATAAAAGAGTATGAGTTTTAATCCATTCGCAAACAAAGCAGACTTGGAAGCGGCACAATCACAAATTGAGTCTCTTTCTAACGACCTAACCGCTGCGCAATCCGAGTTGACTGCCGAACGCGGCATTGTCGCCACTCATGCGCAAACAATCGTAGATTTGCAATCGCAAGTATCAACTTTGACCGCAGAACGCGAACAATTTGAGACGCAAGCAACGCAAGCGCAATCTCGTATTGTCGAACTTGAACAAGCAGTTGCCACAGCTAACGAATCCGCTGCCGTAAAAGCATCGGAATTGCTCGCCGCCAGTGGACATGTCGCACCTGTTGAGGCAACGGACGCAATCATCACGAACACTGACAGTAAAAAGAAACCCCGCGAAGAATTCAACGCAATGACCCCGCGTGAGAAGTCGGACTTCTCCAAAAAAGGCGGACGAATCACCGAGTAATTTTATGGGCAGACCACGCAAAGAATCTAACCAGATTGAAGCGGATGAAACCGCCGAAGATCAACCAATTTCCGATACGCTTGTCATGAGCATTTCAGAACTAAACCAACTAACCGACAAACAAAAACAAGAGTTTCGCGCTAAAGGCGGAACAACAACTGAAAACTAATTTTATGGCTAATACCCTAACTAACCTAATCCCTGATGTCTACGCCGCCTTGGACGTAGTAAGCCGCGAACTCGTCGGCGCATTGCCTGGCGTTACTCGCGATGCACGCGCCGACCGTTTGGCATCTAACCAAACCTTGCGCATTGCACAAGCACCAACAAACACGACCAGTTCGTTTACTCCTTCGATGGCTATTCCATCGGCAGTAGATCAAACGATTGGCAATGCCGCTTTGACGCTCACCAAAAACAAATACGCCGCGTTTTCGTGGACTGGTGAAGAGCAATACAGCGTTGACCAAGGCCCAGGTTTTCTGAGTATTCAACAAGGACAGATTGCACAGGCTTTCCGCGCTTTGGTGAATGAGATGGAAACTGATGTATGCGATGCACTAGCACAAGGTGCTTCCCGCGCTTACGGCACGGCTGGAACGACTCCGTTTGCTTCGACGCTTGCCGATTCCGCACAGGTTCGCAAGATTCTTGATGACAACGGCGCTCCTGCTTCAGCTCGCTCGATGGTAATCAACACATCGGCAGGTGCAGCTTTGCGCACACTTGGACAACTCACCAAAGCAAACGAAGCTGGAAACAGCATGACCTTGCGCGATGGCGAATTGCTCAACATGCACGGCTTCTCTATTCGTGAATCCGCACAGATCAACGATGCAACCGCCGGCACTGGCGCAAGCTACTTGCTTAACGGAGCGCTCACCGTAGGTGCAACGACTGTTACAGTTGACACTGGTTCTGGAACCATCCTCGCTGGTGACATCGTGACCATCGGCAACCACAAGTATGTTGTAGCAACTGCCCTTTCTGGTGGTTCATTCACCATCAATGCTCCTGGCATCGTAGCCGCTGCCGCCGATAACTTGGCGATCACCGTAAACGCAACCAGCGCACGGAACCTTGCTTTCTCCAGCGATGCAATCGTTCTCGCTACTCGCTTGCCAATGTTCCCCGCACAAGGCGACTTGGCAATCGACAACGAAATCATCACCGACCCACGCACGGGCATCAGCTTTGACTTGCGCGTTTACCCTGGTGATGGTATGGTTCTTTATCGCTTGCATGCTCTTTGGGGCTGGAAAGTGGCGAAGACCGCTCACGTTGCCTTGATGCTTGGCTAATCCATTTCTTTCATAAGTGATGTTCGGGGCACCCTATCGGAAACGGTAGGGTGCTTTTCTTTTGACTTGGCGCGTATAGTAAATGAGTGAGCTAGACGATTTTATGAACTCGCACCATGACGCATGCGATACAACCATGGGAACCTCATCCATGGTGTGTGACGGGCAGACGTTTAACGTTGTCGCGAATCTATCGACTAACATGACGGATGGAGACATGGGCGGGCTAGAACCGAATGTGCAAGCCATGGTTACAGCGCAACCTAGCGCAGTTACAAATCCAAAGAATCTCAAAAACAAACGATGCACCGTTGACGGCGTGGCGTATCGCGTTCACAGCGTAGACGTTGGCACAGTGGCGGTGCATTTCTCACTCATTGACCCGAACGAATCGCGATGATAAAGCTAGAGATAGACCGACAAAGCGCAGCGGCATTTAAGCGCGAGCTTGACACCTATCAGAAAAAGAAGGGCGTTGTTGCGAAAGATGCAATCCGTGAACTAGCGGGAGAAGTTGCGCTAGGATTAGCAAGCCGCGTTCAGCCGTGGGGCATGTCAGTCGCCAAGCAACGGAAATTTGCCTTGTCTATCGCCAAGCAAGTAGGGCGAGCCGTGAAGAACGCTAACATTTCACAAGGCAGCGATGATGCTAGAAGCGCGCACAAGAAACGCCGAAACACCAAGGGGCAAGTGCCGAAAGAACTAAACACAGCGGGT